TCGCTCAAGCGTGCTGTGGTGTTCGGCATAGCGGATGATTCGTTCGCTATGTCGAACGACCCGACCAGGCGTCGCGAGCGCATTGTTTCTTAGTCGTGATTGTTAATATGAGACAACGTGTCGCAGCTAAAGCAACACATAAAGATGCGGTCGGCTCGCGACGCTGGCGAGTTTACCGTTTCGAGACACGCCGGCGCGCCAGGCGACCGGGCGGCCGCCAGCTGGCAATTTCTGCTAAATTGTTGATTTTTCTAGGAAAAATGGACACCGGCCCCGCCCGAGATTCGTGTGCCCCATCTCGCCCGCCGCCCCAAATTTTCTGTGAAATACGGGGTATCTGGCCGGATAGCCGCCGGCCAGCTCCGCTATTCCGGCTATTCGTCTCGCCTGGCGCTAACAAAACGTATCTCGCCCGCATCTTTGTTGTTGCTTTGCAGATACGATCTGTTATGGTCCTCTGGCGACTCAAACCAAGGGGACTCAGATGGCTAAGTATGGATACGCCCGCGTCAGCTCCGCCGATCAGGACTGCGCGATTCAGGTCGAGGCGCTGCAGAAGGCGGGTTGCGAGATCGTTCGGCAGGAGAAGATCAGCGGCCGGAATGTCGACGATCGGCCCGAACTCAAGACGCTGCTCGAGTTCCTGCGCACCGGCGACGACCTGGTGGTGACGAAAATTGACCGCCTGGCGCGCTCGACGCGCGATCTGTGCAACATCGTCCACGATTTGAAGAAGCGCGGCGTGGCGTTGCGCGTCGTCCAGCAGCAGATCGACACGTCGACCGCCGCCGGCTCGGCCTTCTTGTCGATGCTAGGAGTGTTCGCCGAGTTCGAGAACGAGATCCGTCGCGAGCGGCAGATGGCTGGGATCGAACGGGCGAAGGCCGCCGGCAAATACATCGGCAAGGGCCGGCCCCACGTTTGCGATGCTGAGAAGGTCAAAGCTTCCGTCACGGCGATCGGCGCGTCCAAGACCGCTCGCAAGTTCGAGATTTCGCGGGCCACCGTCTATCGCTGCCTGAATGGTGTTTTAGCTTGACACTATCCTATGGTATCGAATAGCTTCGCTTCGTCGCCCGCGGTTTCGCTCGGTTGATTGCGGGATGGAGACGGACTCTCCGGGGCTCCGAGCCGCATTGCCTCGTCAGTCACCACAGGAGCGAGAATGAGGTCGGCCAAGCGAGCGGACATCGACTGGACTTCTGACGAGCCGGTTCGTGTCGTCGATACGCTCAGCCTTGTCGAGTTCATTCGCCCGGCGGCGTATCTTGGCCTTATGTTCTCGGCGCCGTTGGCTAAAGACTGGGGCCTGGACAATCCGCTGCTGCAAAAGATTCGAGTGGCGCACGAGTTGCCGAGGAGAAAAAAGAGATGAACAACAGCGCGATCATCGGCGGCCGCTCGTGTCGGTCGTGTCAGCACCGGCGCATGGCTAGCTAGGCGACGTTCTGCTACCGCTACCCGCCCACCGTATTGGTCGTGCCGATGCCCGGCCCGAAGGGTCAGGTGACTCCTGGCTTCCAGTCGGCCTATCCGGTCGTCGATCCCGACATGCCGTGCGGCGAGTATTCTCGTTCGGAGGCTTTCATGCCCGGAGAAGTCCGGACGCCGGTGCTCGGGGAGACGCGATAATGAGTGAACGGAAGTTCAAGCCCGGCGCGTTCTACTGGGCGAGGCCGACGTGGGACGTCGACTTCACGCCGCCCGGCTTTGACCCGAGTGAATTCACCGACGAGGCGCATGCGGCGAGCCGAGAGCACTGGTCGCAGAATGAGCAGCCGGCGCTCTTTGACGGCTACGGCGAAGATGGTGAAGAGCACTGGATTTGGCTCGGTATCGATGAGCCGCGCGAAGGTGGTGGCATCTGGTGGCCGCCGTGCCGGGTCGGCGAGGAGATCGTGCAGTGATGTTCGGCCTCGGCGCCGTCGTCGGGTTTCTCGCCGGTTGGGTCGCCGCGGCGCAAGTCATGCGTTGGCTGCGTAATCGCTCGCGGCCGCGGGCGTTTGGAGTACGGAAGCGATGAGCCTTGTCATAGCTTTCGTTGCGGTTGGCGTGGCCGTTTCGCTCGATTTCGGACTGGGACTCGGCGCGTTGTTTACAATCTGTTTTTTCTGGGGTGCGGGAGCTTTCGGATGAGCGAACTTGACGATCTCGAGCGTGATTTGCTTGAAACAGCGAACGTGTGGTTCGCACAGAGCCTGCATCTGAAGCTGCAGCGGTTGATCGTGATCGCGCGCCAGGGCGAGCGGGCGATGGCGCGACTCGACGAGTGGGTGGCGAAGTCGCCCTGTGCGCCGAGCGTTCCGGTGCGACGAGAGCCGACAACCGCCGACCCTCTTCCGCCTCTACCGACGGTAACATGCGAGAACGGCGAATGACGCGGCACTGGCGCGACAAGGGCGACGACGCCAAGCGCTACCACGTCACGATCGCCGTCTCGTCCAGGCTGCGCGATCGGCTGTGGGCGTTCGCCGAGCTACTCGGCCGGCCGCCGACCGTCGTGGCGCACGACCTGATCGACAAAGGCGTTCCGGCGGCGGCCGAGAAGCGGGGAGGCGCGGGGTGAGTTTCGATCCTGACTATATGAGCTCGGAGTTTGCGATAGCTTGCCAGGGCTATCTGTCGATCGATCCGTGTCGGCTGCCCGATATGCTGTGCGCGTTGCCGGATCCGGTCAGCGCCAGGGAGCGTGCCGTCGTCGCGGCGATTCGCTGGCGAATGTTGGCGCAAGAAGCCGTTGCGGCCGAGGAGCAGAGCGCCCGGTTGTTCTATGCGAGGATGTGATGACGGTTCTTCTTTTGCACCGAGCGAAGGCCGAGGTTGAGGCAATGACGCCCGAGCAGCGCGCGGCGATACTGCGTGCGCAACGCGAGTCGTGGGGCGAGCCGTGGGCACGCGCTGAAATGTCGTGGCCGAAACCGAAGTACGAGTGGCGCAATGGCGTGAAGGTCTATGCGTCCTACGAAGATTACTGTAACGGCTGAGGCGACAAATGGTTGACGAGTTGGTGTGCATCGGTGGCCCGGTCGACGGCGGGTCGTGCTTGGTCGAGAACGGTATGCCCGTTGTGACGAAGCTGTTTCGGTGGGAGGCGTGGGGCGCTAAAAGGCCGGATGAGCCCGTGGTGGGCGAGACGGTGGCGTACCGGCGCGAGAAGATCAAGGCCGGCGGCGTTGAGGTCGAGTTTCTGGTCTACGCCCCGATGTCGACGATCGACGCAGTGAAGAAGCTGCTGGAGGATCATCGGTCGTGACCGACAAAGTCGAGAAGCTGGCGAGAATCATCGCCGGCGCTGTCACCGGGATCGACCCTGACACGCGCATCAGTCCGATTCCGCAGCGCGAGGTCGGCTATGTCGCGGCATGGGTCATCCAGCCCGAGGCCAGCATTCGACCGCTGTGGACGTGGTACGCGCCTGTTGCGGAGGCCGTTCTCGCCGCTGGTTTCGACTGTGCCGGTGATCTGGTAGCTGTGCAGCCGGGCGATCCCGGCGCGGTTCCGGCCGGGGCCGTCGCGTGGAGCGAGATCGATCGCGACGCGAAGCAGGCGGCGAACGACGCGTGGCGTGAGAGGATGGGGCTTGCCTGATGGCTCCGCGCGCCAGGAAATGGCTCAAGCTGCTCGAGGAGTTCGTCGCCGAGCTCCGCATCAAGTCGAAGGAAATCGTCTCCACCGACGAGCGCGGCGCGAAGCTGGAATTGTGGGAAAGCCAGCGTCGTTTTCTTCAGGCGATCGGCCAGGGCCTCGACGACGACGTTCATTCGTTCAATTGCCTGAAGAGCCGACAGCTCGGCGCCACGACGATCAGCTTGGCGATCGATGTCTTCTGGCTAGCGGTTCACTCCAATTTGATCGGCTGCCTCGTCACCGATACCGAGAAGAACCGCGAGGTCGATCGTGGCATTATCGAAGGCTACGTCGCTTCGTTTCCTGAAGGCTACTTCAGCGACGCATTTCGCATCGTCAAGTCGAATCGGCAGATGCTGCAGTTCTCGAACGGCTCTCGGCTTGATTTGTTGGTGGCCGGCACTAAGAAAAAATCTATCAGCTGGGGCGAGGGCCAGGGTTACGCGCTGATGCACGCCACGGAGGTGGCCGCATATGGCGATGTCGAGGGCTTCAAGTCGCTTGAAGAGGGCCTGGCGCAGGCAAACCCGAATCGGTTGTTTATTCGCGAATCGACCGCCAAGGGCATGAACCACTGGCGCACGCGTTGGATGGCAGGCCTTGATGATTTGACCGAGCGCTCGTTCTTCATCGGCTGGTGGGCCGGCGACAACAACCGCATTACGCGCGGCGATCCGCGGTTCTCGGCCTACGGGCTTTCGCCGCCGACCGGCGCCGAAGCAAAGATGATCAAGGACGTGGAGAAGATCTACCGGCACCGCATCACGACCGAGCAACTGGCGTGGTTCCGTTGGAAGCAGTCCAAGGCCGGCGCCGAACAGAATCTTCTCGAGCAAAATCAGCCGAGCACGGCCGAGGACGCGTTTGTCCAGACCGGATAC